TCACCGCTTATAACATCATTATTAGCAGATTCAAATTTCTTTGGTGCTTTATCCTTATTTCTTTGATCTATCATTTCAGATTGTTGAGATGCTTGAATTCTAGTTCTTTCATCTTTACGATCTTCTTTGGCGGTTTCTTTTTCTTTAGCAGATTCAAGTTCCATTTCTTTTAATCTCATATTAATTTGAAACTCATGATCCATTAGTTCTTTTTTAAGAGCCGCTTCTTGTTGTAATTTATTAGATTCCATTTGTGCCTCAGCTTGAGCTAATTGAATTTTTGATTCTGTTAATGCTTGTTGTTTTTGCACTTCAGCTTGAGCTGCTACTTGTTGTGCTTCAGCGTTAGCTTGTGATTGTGCTTGTATATTTTGTTGTTGTTGAGCTTGATCTCTTTCTATTTTTCTTTTTCTTCTAATTTTTAATACTTGATTAGCTAAC